GCTACAACCATTCTGTCTTTGGCACTAGCAACTTTACTCTCAATAAGACTTTGTTTTTTTGGTTTAATCTCTACAACTTCTGCTATCTGTTTACCATACTTGTTTTGATAAACTACAAAGAAATCAGGTATATATATTGTAGGTTTACCGGTAAATGGATGACGATATGGAACACTGAATGATTCGCTAGCCCAATACAATACGCTTTTGTTACTATCACAGAAGGTCATAAATGTAAGTTCCCAACCACTGCGATATCTAGGAGTATGTTTACCTACATATTTTGTTGGGTTCTTAGGAGTGTATATACCCTGTGCATACTTAGCCATTACAATACTACGTTTCTAGCGACATTCTGATTAGGTTGAGGTACAGTACCTATACCGTATAATGCTGTTTTACTTTTGAAACTGTTAAGATAATATGTAATAACAGTATTCATTTCTAATTTGTTGTTAAGACCTCTAATGTAGTTAAGCAAGTCTAATACAGGAACTTGTGTTTGCTGAGATATTCTAAACAGATTTACTGTGAAATTATCGGCTATTTGTTTTGTTTCGCATACTGATACAAAATATCCACGAACAATATCATACTCATTACCATTGACTACCAAGTCAAATGCGTAAAAGTCATCAAATATTCTTACTGTTGAATCAAGTTGAGTTCGTGTGTCAAGTATTCTAGCCATGTATAAATCTCCTAAAAGTATTTATACATTTAACCTTGACCAGATTGATTACCGGCATTAGCTGGGCCGATTCGTTGAGGGAACGCTAATACATTAGGAGTAGGACTACCTGCACTTGCAACACCTGCAGGTGTTACACTAAATCCAGGATAATATGTAGTAGTTCTAACTGTACCAGGTAATGCTTGCTGTGTTGCTTGTGTTAATATACCGTTGATATCTGATTTTGCCACTTGTTTTAGATTTGAATTTTTAAATGTGTTATATGATGTACCGGCAATTTGAATAGCACCTAAAATGTTACCATCACTTAATGCTTGGGTGAATCCACCGGCTGCATCTACTAAACCACCTTGACCTAAAATTGTTTGGTTAGAACCTAAACGTGATATAGGACTTAGGGTTCTATCATAATTAGCATCTAAGCCAAATCCTGGTACAGTATTGCTAGGTGTGCGTCCATCCATTGCTCCCTCAGCATATTGAACAGTTTCATAATCAATAGTCATTGTATTAGTCATCGTACCATTGCCTGTACTATAATCATATGTATCGTGGCTAAATTTTGTAAGTATAGGATTTATTAATGTGTATAACACAAAGTTGTGTTGATTAAACCCATATATTTGTATGTTTTTAAAGAAAGGTATTTTACTAACACCCTGTGAAGAATTGCTTAATGTTTGTGATGGGGCTGATGTATCGCCTATATATCCCCAGTCCGCATCACCGGCTATTGAGTTATTGTATATATTGCGTGAATTATAATCAGCCGCTAAGTTTAACGGTGTATTAGTTGGTAATTGTGGACCAACACGCCCTGCTGTTATCGAAACTGGTTTAGTTGAATCTTTATAATAATAGGTATAATAGTTATACCACATATTACGAACGCTGTTTCCGTTATCATCATGGAATGTAATGTCTATAGGATCATATTTAATTTTAGTTTGAACAATACGCTTACGATTGTATTGATTCATAACGTGCGTGTCAAAACTATATGAAGGTAGTTTCACTGTCTTAACCGCTAATCCAAAGTTTGTTCCAGTCGCAAGTCCAACTGAATAAACTGCAGGATTTATTTCAAAATATACATGGAATAAGAATTTAAGTTTAGGTGCATACTGATATGCATTTGGTCTAAAAGTCTTAGCGGCGTGAGTATAATCACGCAGGTAGTCGTTGCCGAAGAATCCTCCGGCAGCGTCCTTAAGTAAATTTTGAAAAAATCCAGACATGGATTAAAATTTCAATTAACCTTGACCAGCACCGATACCAGTAACAATAGAACCACCCAAGATTCGACCAATGTTTGTACCAACACCAGAAGTCAATGGAGACTGAATAGCGTTATCGTAACGAATAGTCAATGCAATTGTTGCGATTTCATTTGATCCATAATTTAATGCACCATAGTTAGCTACTTTTAAGTAGCAACCATAACATTCCCAAGTTTCTAATATTTGAGGAACAGCAGTACCATTGCCACCGTCTAAGATTTCAATGTTTGTTTGGAACTTATAATCTTGACCAGTAGCGGCTGAAGCTTGCTCAACCATATCTAATTGTTTCTGAACTTGCTGACCTACTAATTTAGAAACGCTACCAGAAGCATCATCTCTTAAATTAACTGTCAACTCATTCCAACTGTGTCTACCTGCCAAATATAATGTTGAGTTATAGATAGGTAGTGTAATTTCTTCAAAACTGATTTGTGGTCTATTGATATCCATTACCTGTTTTGTTAGTTCAACGGTAGCTCCAACACCAAAATTCAGAAAACTAACTCTGAAACGATATTGTAATTTAGGCATTAATAAGCCCTGATTTCCACCTGCGTTATCTGACGCTACGGTCATGTTGAACAATGATTGTGAGGCTGTTGCCATTTTTTAATCTCCTGTATCTTTATTTATCTTTAAGATGATACCCCTTTCGGGGGCATCATTTATACACCTGATATTTCACCTGTGTTTAGAACACGAACCGGGATGTAGATGAATTCAGCCGCTTTTACTGGCTCAATCGCAACGTCTACCCATAATTCATTTCTATCTATTCTTGCCGGGGTGTTATTACTATCATCGCACTGAACGAGATAATCATAAATACCGCGTTTGGCGACTAGATCAACCATCAATGTTTGAATAACACCAGCAATACTATTACGTGTTAATGTATCATTAGGTTCGAATACGAACGGTCTAGCTGCCAATGTTAGTTGACGGCGAATGTAGTTAACTAATCGTGCAACGTTAGTTCTGTCCAATGCACTTTGTGAATTGAAACTGTTTTTGTTACCATAGTTCAACAAGCCAACACCAGTGAAGAACACTAATGGATTGATTTGATTGATATACAATACATCACGAATTCCTAAACGTGTCTTGATTGCTACAAATTCACCAGTAGTACGATCCAAGTAACCAATGTTTAACGCATTGTCGATATTACCACGACGAGTACCGGCTGCCGCTAACCACGGATAAGCAACAGTATCATTACGTAAGAACGTGCGTAACATCATATGTGATGCTGGAACAACAACTTCGTTACCTTGTAAGTCATTTGTGATACCACTTGGATAGAATAGACCCAAGTAAGTGTTACGTGTAACTAAACCAGTCTCACCGGTGCTTGTAGCGCCTGCATCGTTGTTAGCCCAAGCTTGAATATCGGTAGCACTATCAGTAAGACCTAATGGTGTATCACCAATAATGTAACCTGTCTCACCACGATCCGCATTCAACACAACCATGTTAGGTTGTAGTTCTGGATAGTTAGGAGTAGCCATCAAGTTAAAGTAGTTATCTTCATCACGAATGTCTGTGTTAGTATCAATTGCTGAACGCAATGCTTGAACAACCATAGCACGTTGTGCCGCACGTCCCATATAAGGAGCACCACTTGCAGTATTACCACTTACTGTTACCCAAGATGCTGTCTCGGTTGGGTAGCTACCTTCATCAGGGAAGTTAGCTGGAGTAAGGTAGTTACTACGATACTGTTTAACATTATATCCTGAACGGCGTGTGTTGAATAACAACATACCTTGTGGATATAGTGTTGGATTAGGAGCATCTAAATCTAAGTAGTTACTTGACAACATTGTTTGTATTGTTGGAATAGGATCATCTGTAATACTTGTATTACCATTTGTTGCCCAACGTGCATCTTGGAATAGAACACCTGTTGAACCTGTTTGGTCAGTATTGTTAATCAATACCCACGTATTCTCACCGTTGACTGCTTGCCAACGACTGATTACTGGATATAATTCTAAATTACTTGTATCAATCCACAAGTCACCATATGCTAATGCAGTACCATCACTTTGTGTTGTAGGTGCAGTAGCACTAATGATAGGGCCATTTACATCAGTTGTATTTGTTCCGGTTGAAGCAGGTGCACCAGTCGTATCGTATGCTGTATTTCTATAACCAATCCAAGCACCGCCTTTTTGAACCATAATATCAACTTGGTCAACAACAGACCAGAACCAGTTAGTATTATTAGCAGGTTCAGTTACTGGAGCACCTTCGTTTGCAGTATAAGTAAATTCAACCCAGTTACTTAACTGAGTTCTATATTCTGCAACAGGGGCACCTGATATATACGTTACTGCTGTTACTGCACCTGTTGAAACGGCCGTAACTTCAACAACTAAATCGTTAGCGGGTGTTGCACCACCAAATACTGTACCAGCAATTGTAATTGTATCACCTATTGCATATCCACTTCCTCCGGCAGTTACACCGTCACCGTTTAAAAGATATGTTCCGTATATTGACTGTGCTTGAAATGTTGCGGCAGAACCACTTCCACTAGTAGAAGTTTGTGCTATACCAGTAGAACTTACAAATACACTTGGACCATACTTAACACCAGTTGTTGTTCCTATAATAAAACCAGCTTCTGTGATTAAACCATTACTTGTACCAGTAGATACAAATGATGAATCTACGTAATCAGTCATAATAATTTCACCACCTTCAGTATGTGTTAACTGAATAGAACCTTCTGTTGTTACTGTTGCTGTTGTGTATGGAATACCAGCGGCATACCAAGCTGTTACAAAATCCGTAGCGTCACTATTGTCGGCTAAAGTAAAATTGTATGCTGAACTCAATGTTGTGCTGCCGGGAACACTTACATAAACATCCATATAATACGGGCCTGCTGTAAAATCAGGGGCTGTATTACTACCTGTTATGACAGTAGGACCAGTTGCAATTCTCTCCCAGAAGTACACCGGTGCCTGAGGGAAAGCACTATTGAAATTATATTGACCATATATACTTCCTGCAGGAATAGCTTGTCCACCTGTTGCATCTAATACTGAAGTAACCGCCCAGTCTGATGTAGCCAATGATATATTTTTTGCAATCCATGATGCTGTTGCAGTACTGTATCTTGATATGACAGGGGCTAATCCATTGCCGGCTTCTCCTACCTTAAGCCAAACACTACCTGTTGGACGAGGCTGTGATTGACTGCTTGTCCATAATGGCATTTGAGCACTTGTGCCGTATGTCAATAATGGGGTATAATACGTTCCTGCAGTAATACCTAATGAACTAAATGATCCTGTTCCACTAATCTCTAGACTAGCGTTTGCTGAATTAGCTGATACACTTAGTCTTTGGCTAGTAAACAAACATAACTTGCCGCTTCTAACTTCTGCACTTAAGTTTGTCCAGCCTAGATTATTAATTGCAGTTGCAATAGTAGACACAGTATTACCAGATGTAATGGTAATAGTAGCAGAGAACAAACCACTCATACCAATAACAAGCGTTCCGCCTGCCGAAATTGTTGGGTTAGAAACAGTTGACGTAACTGCAGGAATATCGAGTCTCCAGGCAGTACCACCTAATACTACCCATACATTATTAGTTGTTTTATAATAATATGTTCTATCAGTACCGGTTGGTGAATTAGTTACTTCTATTGCATTAACTGCATAATCACCAATTGCGCCAATGCTCACTAGAGGAACACCTCCGGATAAATTAGTACTATCTGTAATAACAATAGGTGACTGTAATGCAAACTGACCAGTTGTTGCATTAAATTCATAGATACCCCAAGTACTTGTAGTACTGTCTAACCAATACGTGCCGTCGGCTGGGGCGCCAGTTGGGCGACCTGTTTGACCTACTAAACTTGCTAAGTCAATGTCGCAACGTAGTACGTAGCAACGATTTGTAACTCCTAGCAATGAGTATGCCGCTAACAAACCGTATTCGTTCAATTCATAACCTTGAATTGGTGTACCGTTTGTCGTTGTATAGAAGAAAGGTGTACCATATAAGTTTACTAAATCACGTTGACTTGTTACTTGATATAATTTGTTTGCGTTAGCCGCTGTAGTAGCTACTGCTACTCCTGTACCGCTAGCGTTTGCTTTATTTTGTGCTGTTGCTAATAGAACTAGCGGAACTGAGCCTGTTGCGGCTGGTAAGTATTGACTTTCGTCGGTGATCGTTACTTCTACGCCTGGAGATGTTAATGCCATTTTATTTTTCCTTTATGTAAAATTATGAGGTTTACTACCTAAATTGCATACTATTATTTAGTAGAAAATTCAAAAAAGACGGTATTACCGTGCCTTCGAAGGTTATAAATACTGTATGCTAAGACCTATATGTAAATCTTGCGGAAAGAATCACTGTGCTGTGAATTATATCCGTGAGGGTGTCACACACTATCGAAGCGGATGTGATGAGTGTGGTCGTAAGAAGAAAAAGTTAAAGCCTAGAAAGGCTAACTGGACTAAGAGTGGTTACAAGAAAAAAGCCACTTGTGACTTATGTGGCTTTAAAAGTTTGTTTACATCACAGTTGACAGTATATCACATTGATGGTAATTTAGAAAATATTGCTCTTACTAATTTACGAACTGTCTGCTTATGCTGTATTGAGGTTGTTAAACGTAAAGAAATAACTTGGCGTCGTGGTGACTTAGAAGTTGACCACTGAGTTGACTTGTTTATGTAACTCATCAATTGATCCATTGTTATCAATGTAATAGTCATACAATAAACCGATACTACTATACTCGCTAGCGTGTACGCAATAGTTACCTAACTCTACCATAGCTTTTAGTCTTTGTTCGCTACCTTCAGGTTCATTGTTATAATCAACTGCGGCACTATACCATACTGGACGTTCACCTCTGCTTACACGCATTGTAACAGCACCCACGTTCTTTAATGCTTTGACTTCATTGGCAAAACGACAGTCAGTAATCACAATGTTTTCATCTGTTTGACGTAGTTTATTCTCTACACTTGCTACCCAAATATCAGTGTGAAAGTTATTACGGCATACTTCTGTACCCCAATATTGTAAGACCCATCGTGGAGTAATATCCATACCCAAACGATTACTCCACCATTCGTCTTTTTGTTCTCGCCAAGCTCTGCTAGTTTTAGTAGAGCCTTCTAAGTATTCTCTGTTCCAACCAAATACTGCGGCGACTGCATCTTTCAATGAGGCCGCATAACTCATACGTTTAAATCCGTGAAATGTACAAAGATAGTCAGCAATAGTATCTTTGCCGCTACCGATCAATCCTGTAACTCCAATAATCATAAAAAAACTCCCGTAGTATATAGTATACTACAGGAATGTTGTAAAGTAAAGAGTTTAGGTTAAGTGCCTTCCGCCACATCTTGCTCCCATACATTTGTCTCTTCACCTTTGAGTTTATCCCAGAATCTCTTGCCGTCATCAGTCTGATCGCTACTACGTTGTACCGTGTAGCCAAGTCCTTTTGCCCAGTCATACATAATTTCAGCAATTCCTTGTCCTCGATACTCAGGTTGAACCATTAATCTGTCGGCAACTAGAGTTTTGCCATTGATATTGAACATTACAATACCTAATTGTTTACCCTGTGAAGATGCATCGATTATAATTCTGCCGCCCTCTTTAGATGCTGTTAAATCTATTCCGCCAATATTGGCTGTTAGTTTTTTCTTAAATCTGTCGAAAAGACCTTCCGCCACAGCTTGCTCTTGTCCCATATAATATGGACTGTTTAATAATTCTTTGAACCAAGGCACATCTTGATATTCTTGAATTTCACTAGTACGTTTTGGATTAAAATAGAATCCCTTTAATGTTCCTTTGATTGGCATTGATCCTTTAGGGGCAACAATTACTTCTTCATATTCGTCACCTACAGTTTGTGTACCTTGACTTGTGCCAAACATCTTGTAGTGGTTGGCCACAGCATTGCGATCAAACACCAATATCACTGCATTGCCTTCTTTGGTTAAATTTAAGAAATCCACAAACTCATTTGACTCGGCATATTGTTTTGATCTAGTGGTGCTGATTGTGGGATACTGTGTTCTTGCTTTGGTAGATGGCTGCGGGCGGTCAGTTGCTTTGATTGCTCCGGTACGCAGTATACGCATTATGCCTGCAGGCATTGTAGCGTGATAAAGATAGTTATCACCCACTGCCTCATCTAATCCTTCCGCCACACCTTGCTCTACACTTTCGCTTGTATAAGTTGCCCCATAACCTACCCAAGCAGGTGCGGTGTAACCTTGGGGGAATTCCTTCAAATGTTGAATAGTTCTGTGCCAACCTTCAATCAAATCATAACCGTTTGATAATTTAGCAACGATAATGGGTTCTTCACTCACGCCCTTTTGTTGAATTATTTTTAATTGCTGTGCG